GATCAGCGTTGTAAGGAGCGATCTCTGGGCACTGACCCTTACACTGGAACCTTGAGTCAAAACAAATGGCCGATCGGTGGATGCGAATCAGCCATGATCCAAAAAGTGGTCCGATTTGCCCATGCGTAGCGGACCTACCTAGGATCAAAACGGACAGCACGCACCGTGACGAGCGCAACGTGATACGCTCCCAAGCATGAGCAAACCGGACACAGAGGCTCCGCCAGAAGTAGTCATCACCGTCGATGGGAAACTCGCCTACACCGTCGACCAGGCCGCCACGAAGTACGGCATCAAGCGGCGGTCCATGAACTCGATCATCGAGCGCAACAGCATCCCGGTCGCTGCCAACCTCGACGGCAACAAGAAGGTCTACCTCGCCGCCGACATCGAACGCGTCATGGGCGCCCGACCCGGCCACGGCTGGCGCAAAGGCAAGGGCTACCAACCCGCCGGCTAGACCTCCACCCAGTGGCCCGTACTCGCCAGCACCAGCCCACCCCGCCGCGTCCCCACGTCCGGGCTCGGCACCGGCGGCCAGTAACCGCCGGGCTCACCCTCGTCCGCGCACGGCTCCGGGGCGTGCAGCTCGTCCAGGTCGTCGTCGCTCATGCCCACCTCCCCCTCGCGGCCCGACCGGACGGCGCACAGGTCACGCCCGGCCGGGGCTCTGATCGGATCGTCGCACGACCGACGTACGTACGTACATGGGTACCGACGTATCGGGGTACCCGTAAGGTCGCGATCATGGCCCGACGCGTCGGCTACCGCGAGGTCGCCAGAGCGCTGGCGGCCCTCATCGCCGACGGCACCTACCCGCAGGGCTCATACCTGCCCAGCCAGGACGTGCTCTGCCGCACCTACGGCATCGGCACGACGACCGCCGAACGCGTCGTCGGCCTGCTCCGCCACGCCGGCCTCGTCGACAGCGAATCTGGAATGCTCACCCGGGTGAGGGTGCAGCCGGAGCGCAGGGAGCGGTGGCTACGGCCGGGCACGCGCGTCATCACCCGCATGCCCACGTTCGAGGAACGCGACGAGCTCGGCATCCCCGACGGCGTCCCCGTGCACGAGGTCTACCACCGGCATGAGTTCGAGCTGGTCCGGGCCGACGAGGTCGAACTCGTCTTCGAGTAATAGTTACGGGCGACTGCGAGGTCTTCCGCCATCTGCAAATTCGGGCAGGTCGAGTCAAGCCGTGACGGGATCGTCATCCGTGCATATCGCAAGGTGACAGTGCGGATTGGGATCGCGCCCACCGTCCGGTTACGAGCGTGTTAACTACCCGGGGTGAGGTAGTCATCCGATCGGGTGACTCCTTGACATAGACCAGCCAGTACAGGATGAAGGCTTCCTGGTCGCATCCCGTACTGCGGGCAGGAAACCCGCCGGGCGGCGGAGCGGAACGATCGCCGCGAGCCCGGCGCGGACGGGTCCACCCGGGGCACGGGCCCCGGAGCGGGAAAGGCAAGCCGCGTGTCCCTCACTGACGAGACCGACCCGCACGACCATCCTCCGGCCCAGACCCCGCCGGCCACCGCACAAGGCGTCCGACGACGCCGCACCGTACCCACCATCCAGCTCAGCAAGCCCACGATCTGGGCGCTCAGCCTCGCCGTACTGGCCGGCGCCGCGTTCGGGATGGGCGTCACCCAGCTCCGGCACTGGGACCCCGGGATGACCGCCAGCCAGGGGCAACGCGCCATCGCCGACCTCATCGCGATCGGCGTCCTCACGGTCCTGTTCGCACTGGGCGCGATGGTCATCTGGGCCGCGTCGGTAACCCTCGGAAAACAGTCCGGGGCCCGCGACCGGGCCGATGCCCGGCACGAGGAGGCGCGCGCCTGGACCGCCGAGCAGCAGGCCGCGATCGTCGCGCTGGAGCGGCTCATGCTTGAGCAGTACGCCGCACTCGCTCGCCGCATCGTTGGGCTGGAGCAGCTCGTCGAGGAGGCCGGGGCGAAGGCGATCGCGGACGCCACCCGCGTCGCCGCGGCCCATGTCGGCAAGCTCGCCCACCGGATCGAGCAGGTCGAGGCGCTCGTCGAGCAGGTGGGCAAAGGCGGCGTCATCGGCAAGGCCGTTGCTGGCGACATCGGCGCGATGCGGGCTGAACTCCAGGTGCTCCGCCGCGATCACGACGAGCTGTCCGAAGAGGTCGGCCGCTCAAAGGTTGCACGCCTCCGTCCGGCAGCCCCTCCGGACGGGCGGTAAGTGATCTACGCCCCTACATGGCCCCTATCGGAATCAGGCCCGGTCTTCGCGACCGGGCCTGATCTGCATCTAGATATAGGTTGGGACCGTGGGGCCGGAGGGACTCGAACCCCCGCGACCAGGGATTTCGTCGATCCGTTGCAGGTCACAGTGTGACGGACGATCCGTAACGTACCACTGGGTGCCGCTCGATGACGGGGCTTGCCCCTAGGATTCCCCTAAGAGGATCTTGCTTCGGTGTCCCGTGGCAGCCGTTGTGCCGGGTAGCCGAACGCCGAACGCACCGACGCGAGGATGCCCGCGTCGACCTCGGGCATGAGGTGCCCGTAGAGATCGCTCGTGACCTTGATCGACGAGTGGCCGAGGCGCCGCTGGACAGCGGTCAGTGGCACGTTGGATGAGATCAGCACGGCGGCATGCGTGTGGCGGAGATCATGGAGGCGCACACCGCGCAGCCCTGCCGCGATGCGGATCGCGTCCCAGTGGCCGCCGTCCTGGAACGTGCGCTTCATCGCGGTGCCGGCTGCCGACGTGAAGAGCAACTCCTCCCGCTCCTTGCCTGCCGCAGGACCGGCCAGCACCAAGCACACCTCGACGGGAATCGTCACCGTCCGCCGTGACTGGACGCTCTTCGGCTCGGTGAAGTAGGGCAACCCGCCCGGCCCATAGTGCATCTCGCGGGTCACCCGGACCGTGCCCTCCATCAGGTCGACGTCGCCGACCCGCAGCGCGATGGCCTCGCCGTACCTCAGGCCGGTCGCCAGTAGCAGGGTGATCAGCGGGCGGTAGATGTCCGGGCTGGCGGCCAGCAGGCGGGTGATCTCCGGCGGGGTGAGGAAGCGCATCTCGCGGTGCACCTTTCTAGGCAGGGACGTTCCGGTCGCCGGGTTGATCCGGATCAGCCGCTCCACCACGGCCGCGTCGAGGATGCGGTGGAGCAGACCGTGCAGGTTGCGGATGCTCTTCGGCGACAAGGGAGTCCGCGGACCTCGCCGCTGCCCGGTGCCGACATCCGGCCCCTTGCCCTGCGCTAGGTCGGCGACCCACGTGAGCAGGCGCAGCGGCATGATCTCCTCGAACGCCAACCCGCCGAGCATCGGCTTGATGTGGTTCTCTAGCCGGGCCCGCTCCTGCCGACGTGCCGAGATCTTCAGCGATGCCTCATAGCTGGGCCACCACACCCGGATCCAGTCGTTGAGGACGGTCTTGCGTCCGCGCGGGTCGATGTAGTCGCCGGTGACGACCTGGCCGAGGAGGACGTACAGCCGATTGTCGGCGTCCTCCTTCGAGGTGAAGCCCGACTCCAGCGTGACCCGCTTTCCTCCGACGTTGTCCCGGATCCGGTACTTCCCGCCGTTCAGCTCGACCCACATCAGGCGGACCTGCGCGGTCGGCTAAGGCGAGCCTCGATCTCCTTCTTCATCGCCTCACGCTGCGCCTCGCGGACCGTCTCTACGTATTCGATGAGGTCGGCCTGCTCGTCCGGGTCGAGGTCGGACGTGATGATCGTGGCGATCTGGGCATCCTGGCTGTTGACCGAGATGTTGCCGGCGGCGAGCAGCGCGGTGAGGAAGTCGTCTCCGGCTGCCGTCGCCAGCTTGCGGATGGTGCCGATGCTGACGGACTCGCCGCCGATCTTGATGTACTCGAAGAGGGTGGCGCGTCCGACTGCGCCCTTGTCGCCGAAGAGTTCTTTGGTGCGTCGGGCGAGTTCGGCGACAGACCACCCCGGCCGGGTGGTCATGCGCTTGAGCCAGCGCCCCCACTCGGTCGCCGGCATCGAACCGTCGCTCATACGCAATAGGTTAATGCCATCCCACCTGCGACGATACCGCTCTAGTCGTCTAGTTTTGTGGACGATCGCGGCCTCATCTGATGCCGCCTTGCGTCGATGGATTCGCTCTACTGTCCCCTGCACCTTGCGCTGCCCGCGACGTCTCATATTGGAGACTGTAAACGCTTCGGGCTAGCGGATCATCTCAGCCGAACGTCCAGTTTTGTGGAGTGTCACCTCAGGGGGTTGCGTCCAGATAGCTGGACGATTAACGTGGCCGACATGACCGAGTCCAGAAAGCTAGACGGTGAAGCCAAGAAACGGGACGCCGCGAGGCTGAACGTGGCTCACCTCGACGAGAAGGCCGAACTGAGCGACATCCATGGGCCTGACGCGCAGGCCGTGTTCCTCGGCGTGAGCCGCGCCCACCTCTACAAGCTGCGGGCGGGGGAGTGCGGGGCGTCCGTGACTCTCGGCCTTCGGATGGCACGGAAGCTCCGCACCACCGTCGAGCGCCTCTTCGTCGAGGTGTCGGCATGAGCGACAGCGACAACCTCACCTACGCGCAGGCCGCCGCGATCCTGAACCTCCCGGCGGGCTGGCTGCGCAAGCACATCAAGGGCCTGCCCCACTCCAAGTACGGCCGCCTCGTCCGCTTCGACATGGACGACATCAAGGCCATCCGCGCCATGCACAAGCAGGCGCCGGAGAAGACCGAAGCTCCCGCGCTCGCCCTCGTCCGCGAAGCGGCGTTCCAGAACCACACTCCTCGCCCCTCTCGCCAGAAGGTCGCAGCCTGATGTCCAGCGGTCCTGATACCTCCAGCGCCGGCAGCACTGGCCCCGGCCGCATCGTCCGCCTCCTCCGCGCACCCTTCGAGGGCGTCGTCATCGGCGGCCTGATCCTCATCCCGCTGTTCATCGCCATCGCCTGGGTCCGGGGGCAGTCATGACCGAGCGCGTGAACTACAAGGTCAGCCGTCAGGAGCGCCTGCGGCGGCTCAACACCGCCCACATGCAGGGCTACGTCTACGCCATCGAGTTCTCCTCGGGCACGGTCAAGGTCGGCCTGAGTAAGGACTGGGCCAAGCGCCTCGCCCGCCACACCAAGGACGCCGCCGTTCACGGCATCACCATCCTGCGGTCCTGGGCATCTCCGGCGCATGTGGGCTGGGCGGCTAATGAGCAAGAGCTGATCAAGTTCTGCGTTGCCAACTTCGGCAGCGCGACCAGTGGCGAGGAGTACTTCGCCGGCGCCGACTACGACGCGGTCCGAGCCTTCGCGGAGACCCTCACTTTCCAGCCCCTCACCCCCGAGATGCTGGACGAACGGGAGCGCGAGACGGAGGCCCTCGGCGAGAAGATGCGCGCCCAAATGGCGGCAACCGGCCTGCCCTTCGCCCTGTCGACCGACCGGCCATCGCCCGAGCCGAAGCACGCCGGCCTGCTCGCCTCGCTGAGCGACGAGCAGCTCGCCGACATCCGGCGCCAGCGTGACCGCAAGGAGTGGTCCGACCGAGTCCGCCTTCGCCGCGAGATCCGCGCGTGGGAGCTGAGCGATCAGGGCCGCGAGTGGGCAACGCAGTACGGCTTCACGACCAACCCTGACCTCAGCGTCCCGGCGTCCGCAAGGGGCGTCCGATGAAGACGACCCAGTACGTCCGGCAGGAGAAGGCGATCGCGGTCGCCGACTCGGGCGGCATCTGGCAGCGGTGGATCTGGGGACTCCGGCTCCTGCGTGACGTTGAGGCGATGTCGTCGCCGAAGTCGCTCCGCCATGGAGTCTCGGACCAACTCATCGCCGCCGCGAACGCGAGCGGACTGAAGCTGTCGGCGCGTGAAATCCAGGCGCGGTTGCAGTGCGCGAGGGCCTACCCGACGGAGGCCCAAATCCGTAGATCAACTGCGGATTTCGAGCACTGGTCGGCACTCGTCCAAGCGGGCTTCCCGGCGTACGAGGCGCCCGACGGCGAGCCGCTCGCGGATCACCGAACGGAAGCCGAGCGAGTGCAGGATCGGGCTCGCGCCATCGTCGACCTGATCGGGTCGCAGGGCACCCTGTTTCCACTCCGCGATTTCGAACCCACCGCCACGACGCTGGGCGAGCTCGTCGCCTACGCCGAGCAGCAAGAGGAACTGACCGCCCGGTTCGTGGCGCATGGCCGTAAGCGCAGGGCGTATCTGGAAGCCTCATTGAGGCGGCCGGGCAGGACCTCGACATGCCATGGGCCGACGCGCATAGCCGCCTGGACGAGGTCACCGCGACCGAGTTCCACCGGGCGATCGAGTCGCCGTCGTGACGTTCCTGCCTCACGCCCTCGCCATCACCGCGGTCCTGACCCTGCTGGCTCTGGCCTGGCGCCGCCTCTTCCACACCTAGACCTCAGCGCGGATGAGGGGGCTCGACCGCGCTGACCGCCCGGCCTCGTTCGCTACCTCCCGAGCTTGAGCGAGGCCGGGCACCCCAGACCTGCAAGGCCAAAACAGAGGGCCGGCGCCGTTAGAGCGGCCCGACCCAGACCGAGAGGTTGATCTCGATGAGCACACCTTACTTCACGTCCGGCCCCGCCATGGCGGCCCGGCTGCGTGAGATCGCCACCCAGGTCGAGACCGCACCGTCCGACCTGACCGACACCCTCCTGACCGTCTCCTTCCAGGTGACCCAGGCGTACGGCTCCACCCCGGCCGCACGGATCGCGACGATCGACGCGCTCGCCGCCGTGTTTGGCACGGTCGCCACGAGCCGGGTGGTGGGCAACGGGTACCACCGCGACATCGACCACACGCCGGGCGGGCCGGTTCCGAATGTCAGCGTGTTCGGTGCGGTCCCGCCGCCGGTCGAGGTGCAGCGCGAGACGCTGGCTGCGCAGCTCGCCGAGCTTGACGCGCAGATCGCGCTGACCGCCGCCGCCGTCCTCACCCCGGACTCGCCGGACCTGCCGGGATCGCCCGCCGACTACGGCTTCAACCCCACCCTCCCGCCCGCCGTGCCGGTGACGATCAGCGACGAGACGCTGCGGCAGGCCGAGGTGCTGGAGCGCGGACACTTCCACCCAGGCGATGAGCGGGAGTGCTTCGGCGAGCACGAGGTTGAGGAGTCGCGGCCGGTGCACGCGGATGGGATCGGCGGCGCCGCCCCGGTCGCGGTCAGCCCCGAACGGGTCGCCGAGATCCTGGCTCAGATCAACGAGGCGGTCGACCGCGCCCCGTGTGGCGACGACGACATCATCAACTCCTTGCCCGAACTGGGCCACGTCACCGGGACGACTGCCACCGGAGGCGTCCTCGCCTTCACCCTCGCCGACCGCACCCAGTTCGTGTGGGTTGGCCATGACGGCTGGCAGGTGCGGTCATGAGCCGCCACGTGGACTCCCGCGAGCAGTACGCGCCGCTTGCCGACGGTGAGACCGTCCTGGCTCCGGGCCAGACGGAGACGATCGCCGAGCTGGTCAGGGCCAACCGCAAGGTTGCCGTGCTGCTGGAGCCGTCACTGCTGCCGGTGGGCTCGGCCTGGATCGGGCGTGCGCGATGACCTCGACTCTCCTGAGCCGCCGCGAGCGGCAGGTCCTGGAGCTGATCGCCGACGGCTTGAGCAATCAGGCCATCGCCGACCGGCTTGGTACCGGTCTGGCGACGGTCAAGACGCAGGTCGCGCACCTCAACGCCAAGCTGGGCGCGACCAACTCGAAGCACGCGGTGGCGATCGGTTTCCGGACCGGCCTGCTCAAGGTTGAGGTGCGGTCATGACCGCCCCGCTGCTGACCACCAGCGACCTGGGCGACCTGTCGCCAATGCGGGCCGTGCTGACCGTCCTCGACGGTCGCCTGCGCCCGACCCCGCCGCGCCTCGCTGCGGTCATCGCCAACATCGACGCGAACCCGCTGAACGTGCCGCTGGTCAGCCGCCTCGCGAAGTGGGCCCGGCTCCGCAAAGACATGTTCGAGGTCGAGTTCCGTGCGGCCACGGGGATGAGGCCGCAGCACTACATCACCCTCGGCCGCATGCGTGTAGCCGAGGACCTCCTCGCCTCGACCGACATGACGGCGGAGCAGGTCGGCCTCAGGATCGGCTATCAGTCGAAAAGCGCTTTCGCCACGGCGTTCCGTGCCGCGAAGGGCATGACGCCACTCGACTACCGCAGGCAGGTGCGGCCGTGACCTCGATCGTGCTGGTCCTGACCCAGATCCCCGTCGACCCGCCACGTGAGACCGCGCCCGAGCCGGACACCACCACGGAGCCCGAGTCGGACTACCGCTACCCCCTCGGCGCCGGCCTGCCCCGCACCTATCCGCGCACCGCCAAGACCCAGGAGTCCAAGCCATGACCGCGTTCCCACTCGGTGCCGTCCTCTCGGTCAGTACCGGCATCTTCGTCGCCGACGACTTCGGCCAGGTGCAGGAGCTCATGTCGCACCTCGTCGGCGAGTCCCTGTTCGCCCACAGCCTGCCGCGTGTCGCCAAGCCCTGTGCCGCCGAGGTGCTGCGCCAGCACCCGGCGCTTGCGGAGATCCCTAAGCCCGCCCTGTCTGGCCGCGAGGAGTGCGACGCCTGGGTTGCCGCGCAGGTCGAGCGCTTCGGCGCCGAGTTGGAGATCGCCCCGATGGCCCCCGGCGCCGTCGCCCACATCGACCCGATCCAGGAGCTGGCCGACCGCATCGGTGCGGACCGGGTCATCGCCGTCGTCACCGAGGAGAGCTGACATGGAAGAAGTGTTCAACATCATCGATGTTGCCGTCGCGTTCGCGGTCGGCGGGTTCATGGTGGGCGTGCTCCAGCGCATCCACCTCAACAACCGCCTCGCCGGGATCACCCCGGTCGCCGAGGTGGAGGAGGTCCAGCCGCGCCGCGCCCGCCGTCTGGAGGTCGACACCGTCAACCCCGGACCGTGCGTCCTCGCCGAGTGCAACGACATGCGCGGCGCCGACTCGGGTCTGTGCCTGCGCCACGATGCGGCCTACTCGCTGCGCCACCGTGTCCCGAACCAGCCCGGCGACGAGGACGAGCTGGGCACCGACACCACCGTGGACGTCCCGGTCGAGGAGCCGACTGCACGCCGCCGTTTCACCGGGATCGCGATGCCGCACGCCACGCTCGCCGACCAGGTCCGCGACGCTGCCGATCCGGTCGGTGCGATCGCCCGGCGCCGCACCCGCCTGCACATGAGCACCGAGGCATCCAACCGCAACGCCCGGGTCATCCTCGCCCAGCTCGATGAGGGCATGGACATGCAGCACGCGATCTACGGCGACAGCCTGGAGCGTCCGCTGCTGTACGAGGAGATCGCGTCGGAGTACCCGACGGCCTACTACGCGATCGTGACGCGCCCTGACCAGCCGCAGAAGCCGGGCGACAACCAGAAGCCGAAGCTGCGCAAGCACAAGCAGAAGCACGCCCATGGCGGTACCCGATGAACGGCACTGAGCAGGACGAGATGCCGACCCCGATGCCCAAGCCGAGCCCGGCGGTGACCCCAGCCTCGTGCTGCTCGGTGTGCGCGCACCTCGACTCGACGCCCTCCGACAACCCCAGGAGCCCGCGATGACCGCACCCGAGAACACCACCAGCCGCGACCCGATGCTGCATCTCGCCCTCCAGGCGGGCGCCCTCGGCGACGGCTACATCGAAGGAATGGAGGCTGCCGGTCAGCGGCAGTTCGTCGAGTCGTCGGTCATCCCGACACAGTGCGACGAGGCCGCCCTGATCGCGCTCGGCTTCACCCTCGGCGACAAGGTCCAGGGCGACGACCTATTCCGCCACTGCACCCTCCCGGCGGGCTGGCGCAAGGCGGGCACCGACCACTCCATGCACTCGGACATCGTCGATGAGCTGGGCCGCAAGCGGGTCGGCGTGTTCTACAAGGCCGCGTTCTACGACCGTCGCGCCGACGCCCATGTCGTCCAGTTGTCGGGCTACCTCCAGTCGTGTGCCTGGGACGGCACGCCCGTGGTCTACGACGACGCGTGGGCGACCCGGGAGGCGGTAGCCGAGACCGCTGCGGCCAGCGCGGCGGACTACCGGAGGCGTGCTGCCGAGTACGCGACTTACTACCCGGCAGGTGTCGCCGACCAGGAAAAGATCGCCGCTCGGTTCGAGGCGCTGGCTGCCGCCGCCCGCGAGGTGAAGGCATGACCGAGATCGTCAACATTCCGTTCCATGGCAGCGAGATCCACTCGTTCCAGGAGGACGGCAAGCCGCTCGTCATCCTGCGCCACCTGACCGAGTCCATCGGCATCGACTTCGGCAGCCAGCTCCGCCGACTCAAGTCGAAGTCCTGGGCGACCCTGGTCTATTTGACTAGGCAAGATCAATACGACGCCATGGTGGCCGTCGACATGCGGACGCTCACGATGTGGCTCGCCACGATCAACGAGAAGACCGTGAGCGACGCGGCCCGCCCGCTGCTCGTCGCCTACCAGGCGGAGGTCGCCTCGGCGATCGAGGCGTACTGGACCAAGGGCGGGGCGATCAACCCCCGGGCCACCGCCCGCCAGCTGGAGGACATCGCGTCCCTCGCCGAGAAGCAGGCCCGCGTCCTCGCGATCTGCGTCGGCCTCGTCGACCCGGCCTGGTTGGAGGCGAAGACCCGCCATGTCCTCGCCCGCGCCCTCGGCGAGGAACCGGAGATCGACCCGGCGACTCGGCCGCTGACCGTCGGCGAGTACCTGACCGAGCGTGGCGTCGGTGCGGATGTCCTGCGGGCGATCTCGTCGACGTTCGGGAAGAAGATCAAGGCTGCGTTCCGGGCGAAGTACAGCCGCGACCCGGGCATGTCGGAACGGTTCGTCGATGGGGCGCTGCGCCCGGTCGCGGTCTACACCGAGGCGGACCGGGCTCTGTTCGACCAGGTCTGGTCGGTCATGCGCGCCCAGCTAGGAGGTGGGCGATGACCACCACGGAGCTCATCGTCAAGGCCGCGCTCGGCGTCCTCGCGATCATCCTCATCGCGATCGGCGTGGTGTGGTTCATTGGTGGCACGGTCGGCACCAGGCTCCACCGCTGGCGCCCGGACGACACCGACGCGGAGCAGCGCGCCAGGGACTTCGTGCTCGGCGACCACCCGGACGACGACCCGCTGTGGGCGCCGTGGGACGTGGCCCTGATCGCCCGGGGTATCTGCCCCATCCACGTCCCGGCGCCGCTCGGCAGCAGCGACTGTAACGACGACTGCCCGACGGCGATCTCCAAGACCGTCGCGGATGCCGCCATGGACGCGCTCGACTCCAACGTCCACTACGGCACGCCGATGCCCACGCAGGCCGCAGTCTGGGCTGAGGCGTTCGCGGCCCAGCCGACCGGTCCGTGCCCCGTGCATTTGGAGCGCACCCACGGCGACTGCCCGCGCTGCCAAGCCACCACTCCCCGTCGGGCCGAGCCTGACGCCGACTGGATGTGGCGGGTGCCGTCCAGCACCGGCTTCTCGAAGGTCCCGATCGAGCAGGTCCGCGACGACCTCAAGGCCGCGTTCGAGGACCGGGCTACTGCTCGCCGGCAGTGGTCAGACCCGAACGCCGAGGTCGAGCCCGACCACGACGACACGATCCCGGTCAGCCCGTGGGACACCAAGCCTCCCGGGTTCGGGCGGATCGTGCCGACCCAGCGCGACGGGAGCGAGTCGTGATCAGGCGCCGCAACCACGGACGTGGCCACTCCTACATCGATACCGAGACGGGCGAGAAGATCCGCTCCGTCACCGACATCTGCAAGGGCGTGCCCAAGCACCTCGAGAAGTGGGCCGCCGAGACCACCGCGAACTACGCCGTCGACCACTGGGCCGAACTGGACGCGATGCTGCCCACCGAGCGGCTCAAGCTCATGTACGGGGCGCGCAACCGGGTGCTCAGCGCCGCCTCGGTCAAGGGCACGAAGGTCCACGCCCTCGCCTCGAAGCTCGTCGTGGGCGAAGCGGTCGACATGCCGCCGGGCCTCGAGGGCTACGTCAACGCCTACATCCAGTTCCTCGACGACTTCGACGTCCAGGCCGTCCTCGCCGAAGCCGTCATCGTGTCCCACGAACACCGGTACTGCGGAACCCTCGACCTCGTCGCGAACCTCACCACCGCCGACGGCGACGAGACGTGGCTCCTCGACATCAAGACCGGCAACGGCGTGTACGGCGAGACCGCCCTGCAGCTCGCCGGCTACCGGTACGCCGACGCCTGGGTCGACAGCGAGGGCACCGAGTACGAGATGCCCAACGTCGACCGGTCCGGTGTCGTGCACCTGCGTGACGGCAGCTATGAGCTGCTGCCCGTCGTCGCCGAGGAGCGCCAGCACCGCCAGTTTTTGTACGCCGCAGAGATCGTCGGGTTCCTCGCCGAGGACCGCGACCTGATCGGCGAACCCATCCCCGTCCCGCGTGCGGGCAGCTACCGACTGGAGCGCGCTGATGACGACCCCGAGTTCTGAGCCGCAGAACATCGACGAGGTGATCCTCGCCCTTCAGGCGGACCCGATCATCCTCGTCAAGGACAAGTCCGGGCAGGTCGGTTCTCAGAAGACCAAATACGCCGACCTCGTCCAGCTCAACCAGGTAGCGATGCCGCGCCTGACCGCGTTCCGGACGATCTACGTGACCCGGCCCAACATCCAGGAAGACGCCCGGTTCGCGCTGGAGTGGGAGCTGAAGCACCTGCCGTCCGACACCCGCATCTCGGGCAAGTACCCGCTGAAGCTGGCTGAGCAGCCGATGCAGATGGGGTCGGCGATCACCTACGCCCGCCGCTACATCCTGACGTCGATCCTGAACATCGCCGCTGAGGATGAGGACGACGACGCGGGCGCCGGGACCGCGCAGCGCAGGGCCAGGCGCGCGGAGCCCGAGGTGCAGCAGCAGGTTGCGCAGCGCAAGCCGTCCGGTCCGCCTCTGCCGAACGAGGGCGCGGTGTCCCGGGCGCAGAAGAAGATGTTCGCCCTGTTCAGGGAGCGGGGCGTCAACGGCAAGGACGCGATGCTTGCATTCATCGCCGACGCGATCGGGCGGAAGGTCGCGTCTCGCAACGAGCTGGACCTGCCGGAGTTGGCGAAGGTCATCACGGCGCTGGAGTTGCTGCCGATCGTCGCGCCCGAGATCGACGACGAGCCCGCCGGCGGTACCTCATGACCGCCTCTGCCCCGCGCTGGCCCGCCGACGCCACCCTCCTCCGCGAGGTGTTCCGCGCAGCCCGCCGCAAGCACTGGTCTCGCGTCTTCGGCGACGGGTCCAGCGAGCACCTGCCCGACGGCGTGACCGTCGTCGCCGAGTGGGACCAGGACGGCAGCCTCATCACGCTGACCCGCTGGCCGTCCGGTGGCCTGCGCATCGACCTGTGCGGCGTGGTCGAGATGGACGTGGTGTCAGAGCAGGTGGCCGTGGACACGCTCGTCGCCTGGGGCGTACTGCCTGCCGAGTTGTCGACCGCATACCACAAAGGCCACGACGTCGGCCACGCCGAGGGCGTCCACGCGGTCGAGGACGCCGCGCTTGAGACCCGCTTCGACGTCTACCTCGACGAACTGTGGGGCCGCCTGAAGGACTCCGATGTCCTCGGCGCGATCGGCGACGAGCTGGACGGCGTACTCGACCGGCAGCCGTTCGTGCGCCGCCGCCAGGTGGAGCGGGTCGTCAACGTCGTCCTCAATGCGGCAGGGGTGGGCGACGATGCCTGACCTGACCGACGCCCAGTACCTTGCCGCCGCCCGTGCCCTACTCGGCATCAAGCCGGAGCTGACCCACATCACCGCCGAGTTCGTGTTCGGCGTGCTCAGCGACGTGTGCGCACCCGAACGGCTCAAGGCCGCGCTCGCCGTGGCGTTCGAGGCGGGCCGGGAGTCCGCACTCGCCGACCACGAGGTCACCCACGAGTGGGGCACCCGCTTCCACTTCGCCGACCGCGAGGAGGTGCGCTCCGCCGAGGGGTTCGACGAGCCCGAAAAGCAGGCCCGGTTCCGTGCACGCCTCAACGGGTTGCGCGCCGACCGGACCGAGGTCGTGCGCCGCGCACGCCTCACCGGGCCATGGGAGGTCCAGCCGTGAGCGGACTGATCCAGTGGGGGACGCGCGGGATCGCCACTCACGACGTCGTCTGGCGCACGATCACCGACGCGCTCGACACCATCGCCGAGCACCCCAGCTACCAGCTCGTGCGACGTGTCGACCGAGGACCGTGGGAACTGCAGGCGATCCTGCCCGCCGTCCTGACCGCACCGCCGACGACCGCCGAGTATTCAGCCCTCGTGTCTCTCGTCGACCGCCGCACCCACGACCTGATGCGCACCGACTGGAAGGCCGGGCTGGAGGCGCTCAACTGCCGGTGGCTGCCGTTCTACGGCTCGTACTGCTGGACGTCGCCGATGGGCGTGCCGGGTGCGTTCCGGGTCCGCCGGCTGAAGGCTCTCGCCCTGTCGGTGCCGGTCGGCTCGGGCTGGGAGGCGCTGACCCCGGTCGACGTCCAGCCCGAGCAGCTAGAGCTCTTCGAGGTGGCCCATGCCTAGCAAGACGACCATGACCGAGGGCCAACTCCAGGCCAACATCCTGGACCTCGCCCGCACCCGCCACCTGCTGTCGTTCCACCTCCGCGACTCCCGCCGCAACATGGGCGTCGGCTTCCCCGACCTCGTAATCGCCGGACCCGGAGGCGTGATCTTCCGGGAGTTGAAGAACGACTTCCTGCAGCCGACACCCGAGCAGCAGCGGTGGCTCGACACGCTCGGTGCTGGCGGGGCGGACTCGGACCTATGGCGCCCGGACGCGTGGCGGTCCGGTGATGTCATGGAGACCCTGGCCCGCATCGCCCGGAAGCGGGTGTCGTGATGGCCGCCGTCCTCACCCCTGAGCTGGTCAAGGAGATCCTCAGCCTCGCCGCCAGCGGCATGTCGGACCCGGCGATCGCCCAACGCCTGCGCCTCGGCCGGGCCACCATCGTCCGCTACCGCAACCGCAACGGCATCCCGCCCGGCGTCTACGCCAACACCGAGCGGGCACCCGAACCGGAGCCCGTCGTCACGCCCATGGCCGAGCTCGTTGCCGCCGCGAAGCCCCGGGCCCAGCTCCCGTGGTCGGCGAAGGGCGGTGCCTGATGGTCGTCGTCACAGCGCAGGCCCGGCGCGGGCGCAGGCTCAATCGTACCGAGACCGCCTTCTACGTGGCGGAGCTGAAGCGCCTCGCCCCGCAACGCCTGTCGCTGCGCGTGCTCGCCGAGCGGTTGGGCCTCAGCAAGGACCAGGTCCGGAACCTGTGCGCCAAGGCCGGGGTGGACACATCGGCACCGGCCGTCACCCGGGCACCCGGCAGACCCAGCAAGCCAGCCAAGCCGAAGGCGGGGAAGCCTGCCCCGGTTCCGCACGTGAAGAAGCCGACCGTGCCCCGGTCGACGCCGAACCGGACCGCTCACGCCCGGTGCCGCTGGTGCCGGACGCCGGAGGTGCCGCTCGGGACGACGGGCAGGTTCGCGGAGCACTACCGGCTTGGCCCGTCACGGCGGGGAGTCGCTGTCGCCGTGCTGTGCGAGGGCTCCGGCCGGTACCCGATCGCGGACCGGGAGGACCCGTGACCGCCACCCGCGCCAAGGTCCTGTCCGCGATCGCCGACCTGACCGTTGAGCACCGCATCCCGCCGACGCTGCGGGAGATCGCCACCACCGTCGGCCTGTGCGTATCGACGACCGCGTATCACGTGCGGGTGCTGACCGAGGCGGGCGTGATCACGCACCGTCCGGGCAGTCCCCGCTCCATCACGATCACCGAGGAGACCAAGTGAGCACCGAGCTTCCGCACCACGTCACCGTCGAGCCCGACCGGGTCATCCTCCGGGGCGGTGTCGGCAGCCACGCCGTCTACGGCTGGACCGAGGACGACGACCTCGGCTACGAGGCCTTCGTCGAGCAGTTCGAGCTCGTCGAGGGACCGGGGCGCGTCTGGCTGGCTGCCGAGGACTACTACCAGGGATTGAGCTGCACGGCCGTCATCCGGCGCAAGGCCGATGGACGACTGTTCGGCTACCCCTACTGGTACGACATCTCGAAGCACGGGTCGAAGCAGATCGACACCAACGGCGAGGAGAACGGCTTCCCGTACGAGGAGCGCTGCGACCTGCCCGACGGCCTCAATGAGGTCTACGTGTGGCTGCCCGTCGAGCCGTTCACGATCACCGGCTACGGCATCAGCGTCCCGGCCGCCGCCGAGGTGGCGGCATGAGCACGCCCAGCGACACCCTCCGCGCGGCAGCGGCCCGCATCCGCGAGGTCGCCCAAGCCGCGACGCCCGGACCGTGGACCGACCTCGACAACGGCGACCGCGTCGTCCACTTCCCGTCCGAGGACCGTCCGCACGAGCCCGTCGTCGACGAGCCGCTGGTCGCCAATCCGGCCAACGGTAAGCAGATCGAGATGTGGCACCCGCTCGTCACCGATGCGGTCGCCGACCTCTTCACCACGCTGGCCGGGCTGATCGACAACCCGCCGGTGGAGTACCTCGACGAGTTCAACCTCCGGGCGTTCCCGGACCATCGGGTCGTCAATCCGGCACTGCGGGTGGCCCGCCTGATCCTCGGCGAGGTGGCGGCATGAGCGCCACCGTCTACCGCCTGCCCGATTCCCTGGGCGGTGCCGAGGCCCGTCACGAGCACGACGGTCGGGGCGACGGCATCGTCACCGTCAACCTGCTCCACGGCGGGGAACCGACCGGGGTCCTGCTCGCCCTCGACGTCAAGTACCTGACGATCATCGCCCCGCCGATCCCGCCCGAGCCGCGCAACGGCCGCTCGGGGCAGGCGCTCACTGACGGCAGCACGGTGTGGCTGCGGTCCTTCCGGGGCTGGTTCGACGGGTTCGACATCGAGGCCGACATCAAGGTCCTGAGCTGGGAGCAGCTCTACACCCGCCACCCGAAGATCAAGCCGCTCGTCGAGCAGGCCGAGCTTGCCGACCTCTTCACCCTGCGGGACGCGGCAATCGCGTGGGTCGAGAAGATCTCCGACCCGGTCAACCTCTGGGGCGACGACACCGACCGCGCGCTGATCGACGCCGCGATCCTGCTCGGCGCGAAGTACACCCCGGCGGTGGCGGCATGAAGCCCGAGGACCTGACTGCCGCCGCCGCGCACAGCCGTGAGGCCATGCAGGCCATCGCTCACATCGCACGCGAGGGCGGGACTGGCGGCATGACCTACATCATGCGGTCCGCCGAGGACGTGCCCGGACTCCTCGACCACATCGCTGGCCTCCAGCGGGTCATCGACGATCAGGAGGCGCGGCTGCTCGCCCAGGCCGAGCGGCTCGGGAAGCCCGACGCCTACATCTGGGTCCACCCCGGTCGCCTCGGCGGCAAGCCCTGCATCGGCGGCACCCGCATCCCAGTCGCCACCGTCACCCGCTACGTCCGGGGCGGCGGCGGCATCCAGGCCGCGCAGACCGCGCACCCGGAGCTGACCCGCACGCAGGTGCTCCTCGCCTGCTGGCACGCCGCCGTGTGTGGCGACGCCCCGGAGTGGGCGGCATGGGCGGAAGAGCAGGGCGGGGCGCTGTGGGCGGGGCTGTTCGACGAGATCCCGGAACCGCCGACCGGCGAGCCTCCGCTGGAGGAGTACCTCGCCACCAAGCTCGCGGCAGCAGGCAACGAGATCATCGCGCTCCGCGAAGGCGGCAAGCCGTGCTGACCATCGGCGAGCAGCTCCGTGCCGCCCGCACCAGCCGTGGCCGCAGCCAGCAGGCGCTCGCCACCCTCCTCGGCACCACCCAATCGGCGATCTCCGAATGGGAACGCGGCGAAGTCGACCCCGGCACCGCCACCCTCGGCCGCATTGCCGAAGCCCTCAACTGCGAGCTGGCCATCACCATCGTCCCGAGGCCCGTACCCACGGATGAGGCGGACGCCGACGAGCGGGGCCGGGTCATCGTCGCGCTCGCTGCCGAGCGGGAGCGGCAAGGCCTGACGTGCGCGGACATCGACGTCCGGCTGGACGCCAAGCCGGGCATGACCGAGGCGGTGGAGGCGCACCTCGCCGTCCCGTGCCTGTCCACCCTCCAGCGTTACGCCCGCGCACTCGGCGGACGCCTGGTCACCGACATCGAGATGCCCGAGAGGCAGCCGTGAGCGACGTCGGGCAGGCCACCAACGCCGAGTTGGTCGCGGAACTCACCAGACGCGGCACCCTGCCCCGCTGCCCGTGCGGCAAGTGGAAGACCTACGTCGGCTCGTACGACGCGGACGGCCACACGATCCGCTGCCACGGCTGCCTCCGGGCTGTCGGCAAATGCTGGTGCTGACCACCAAATCCGACCACGAAGGACACCCGATGAGCGACGACACCACTACCGACGAATGCCCCTGCGGCCACGGCGAGCTCCATGCCGCACCCGCCTACCGCAAGCTCGTCGCCTGGTTCGACGAGGTCTACGACGACAAGGCGTACCGCCACCACGACCGGCTTGTGGACCTCATCGGCGAAGGGTTCGGCACCGTCGCCGCGCAGCTCGACGCACTGGAGGTCGAGCACAAACGGCAGGGCCTCTACCCGGCCGCGCTCGCCTACCTCGGCGCCGCGCAGGTCGTGCGCACCCACGCCGACATCGTCTGACCACGCCCGCCCCGACCGCCTGACTGCCACCGCAGCCACACCCGAGGAGACGCAATGCCCACCAGCTTCACCAAGAAGGCCATCACCATCACCGCCGAGCAGTGGACCGGCGACAACGAGGCCTACCTGCAGCACTTCACCAACGGCGAGTTCCACGCCATCGCGCCCGAGGACCGCGCCGACGACCCGGACGTCACCGCCGAAGTCCGCGACCACCTCCACTCCACCTGGATCGGCGTCAAAACCGGCCAGTGGGTGATCAAGGGCGTCAAGGGCGAGTTCTACCCGATCGACGAGACCGTACTCGCCGAGACCTACAGCAAGGAGGGCGAGAAGGACGTCCGCACCTACCGAATCCAGTACAACGCCAACAGCAACCGCACCGAGATGTTCGTCGAGGCCGACAGCTACGGACGAGCCAACTACGACCGCCCCAGCGTCGAGTTCTACCGCGACGGCCGCACCGTTGCCGAGATCATGGCGGGCTCGCTCGTCGTGGTCGAGGAGATCCCCGCCGAGCCTCAGCCCGTCGCCGCCGCCGAGCTCGACGACGACGGCAAGCCCACCCCGGAAGCGGTCCTCGCCCTGCCGATGGAGCGCAACGACGCGGGCGCGGCCACCGTCCGCGAGTACCTCGTCGCCCTCGCCGCAGGCGTGTGGACCGTGGGCGAGGGCTTCAGCGGCAAGCGGCCGTTCGGCAACTCCGGCTGGCACACCGAGATCCACCAGGCACTCGGCGCCAAGGGCTGGATCCGCTGCGAGCTCGACGGCGACGGCTACGTCGAGGACATCGACGAAGCGGCGGGCAACGAGCTGATCGCCGCCGCGCTCAAGCACCTCGCTGCCGCACCCGCAGCCTGACCACCCGTGTCCGGTCCTCCCGGGTGGGAGGGCCGGGCCGGCTAGACGACCGCACGCCGATCACGTCGGCACGGACAAGGCGCGCGAGCAGGCGACAGGAGGGCGAGATGTCAGGAGTCAGCGGAAGCGGCGTCGGTCTTCGGCTTCGGACCGGGCTTGCGGGCGGGCTCGTCGGGCACCGTCCCGCCCTTCTTCTTCACGTACGTCTTGATGTACGAGACGAGGACGGCGGTCCGGTTCGGCTCGGCCACCCGGCCGAACTCCGTCCACAGCGCATTGCTGATGCGGAACGCGTGCCGGACCGTACCCCGGGTTTCGGTCTCCATGATCTCTCCTCTGTCGCGACACCTGAAGGCTACAACGACCCGGTCTTGTCGCGACACCCAGTGTAGATGTGTCGCGACACTATTGATATGATCGTGTCGCGACACCGACTAGTCGATTCGCAGCTCCAACACATAGACACGAGGGCATTTGTGGCAACGAAGTGGGAGATCAACCGAGCGGTTCGGGCATCGAACTTGCCCGCTCCCTCGCGATTGATCATGCTCACGCTCTCCGACATGGCCGACTCGGGAACAGCCGAGATCCCGGAGAAGCACACGCCGTCGCTGACCGTCCTGGCGAGGGAGACCGGGCTCGGCCGCTCCACTGTCGCCGAGCACCTCGCCGCTCTCGAAGAGGGCGGCTGGGTCACTCGCATCCGTCCGGATGTTGTCGCCGCGCAGCTCCTCGGCGAGCGGACCCAGTACAAGCTCACGGCCCCGAAGCCCGCGCCCCTAGTCCAGCAGAAGGACCAGGTAGTCCAGGAGTCGGACCAGGGGGGTAGTCCAGGAGCTGGACCAGACCTAGTCCAGGAGCCGGATGGGGCTAGTCCGGGAGCTGGACACAAGAAGAACGATCTAAACCATCACAACAACCGAAGTACTTCTTCGTCGGCGAAGCCTCCAAAGAAGGCGACGAAGGCGAAGCGCCCGCCAAAGGTGAAGCCGATCCGGGACGACGTTGAGCGCGTCTGCGCCCACCTCGCAGCCCGCCTCGTCGAGAACGGCTGCAAGAAGCCCGAGATCGGCGACAAGTGGCGCGATGCCGCCCGCCTCCTGATGGACAAGGACGGGCGTACCGAAACGCAGGTCATCGCCTGCATCGACTGGGCCACCAGCAATGAGTTCTGGAAGCCCAACATCCAGTCGATGCCGACCCTCCGCGAGAAGTACGACCAACTCCGCATGCAAGCCGACCGAGAGCGCAAGGCCACGCGCGCATCGCCGGGCTCCGACCTCGCCCGCATCGGCGACTACGGCACACGACCGCCGATGCGCTCCACCACCGACGAACGCGTCAACGGATGGCTGGCCATCGCTGCCGCCGCCGAAGCCCGAACCCAGACGGGAGTCGAAGCATGAACCTCAAAGAGGCCGCACAGCTCCTCGGCCTTGCCGCCGCCCGCGACAACCGCACACCGAGCGAGGCCATGGCTCTCGCCTGGCACGAAGACCTCGGCGACCTCGACTTCGACGTGGCTCGGGAAGCCCTCGGCCGCCACTACCGCACCTCGACCGACTACCTGATGCCCGTCCACATCCGCCGCCTCGGCGAGGACGTCGTCCGGGAGCAGCGCCGCGCGATCCGCGAGGCGAGGGAGGAGCGGCTCGCCATCGAGGCCGCCGCCGAGACCGACGCCCGGCCGCTGACGGACCGAGCGCCTGCGATCCAGGAGTTCGTCCGGCAGCAGGCGCTCAAGTTCGCGGTGCCCGAGGCGGACCGCCGCCACCAGCTCGCGGTGAAGCGTGCCCGTGAGGAGAACGGGCGCCCTGAGAAGGTGCAGCGGGCCAAGCCGGCGAAGTCGAAGCGCGGCGAGCAGCTGCCCGACCCGGCCGACGCCAGCGTTGCCGCGCTCGCGACCTCGTACCTGATCGACGGCTACGAGCCGAAGGACGTCAGCGAGCGGCTCGGCATCTCCCGCAAGTGGTGCGAGACCACCATCCGCAAGTTCGCCCCGAAGGAGTCGCGATGACCGACCAGCACCCGCCGCTGACCGACCTGATCGGCCTTGACCCGAACTTCACGGGCGGCAAGTCCGTGGACGACTACCTCCGCGACCAGTACTGCGACGGGCCGCACCTCGACGAGGCCGCGATCCGCGAGGACGAGCGCGCCAAGGTGTCCGCCGAGATCGCCACCGCGATCCTCGCCCACTACGAGGGCGACACGACCGCGCTCCCGAACTCGCGCCGGGACCTGATGCTCGCCGTCGCGCGGTACGCCGCGCACATCGCCCGGAAGGCGGCCCAGCCGTGACCACCACGCTCGCCGACCCGCGTACCGAACTCGTCCACCTTGCCGCCGACGAGGTCGATCACATCTTCTGCGGCGACTGCGGCTCGCCCGACCTGCCCATGCTGTGCGGCGAACCGGACGACAGCGACGAGTGCGCGGAGGGCTGCGGCCACCCGACTTGCCCGATGTGCGCGGCCGAGTGGGACCGCCACCAGTGCCCGCGTGCCCCGTGGTGGCGGAGGTGGTTCTCGTGACCGTCCTGCCCCGCTGCTCCGACGTGGACGTCGCGATGACGTCCGGGCTGATCCAGCTCGACCTCTTCGCGCCCGCGCCGCCCGTGGAACCCGAGGCGTTCACGGCCGCCGACCTCGGCGAGTGGATCGCCCACGTCGAGACGTGCACCTACGACACCGGCCATTGGCCGAACGAGTGGGCGCGCGATGGTCTCGCCGCGCTGCTCGGCGAGCCGGTTCCGCACGGGCGCCGGGTCACCAAGGAGCTGCTCGCCCTGCTCCGCCGAGCGGAGGCCACGCCGTGACCGAGCGCCGCCGCTGGGGCAAAGCCGGGGTGCGCCTCACCCCGGACGAGGTCGCCACCCGGGCATCGAAGGCGCGTACCGACCGCAACCGCGCCGAAGCCCGCCGGGCGGCCGACGACGCCAAGGCCAACCGCATGTGGCGGGCGGGCCTCGTCCGTCCCGCCGCGATCACCTTCGCCCTTGACGCGAAAGGGCTCTACGGACCCGAGGTCGACACGGCGTGCCTGGCCGCTGAGCCCGACGTGGACATGTGGGAGCGCGGCGCCCTGTACCCGACGTGGGAGCAGCTGGTCGCGCTTGCCGCCCTGACCGAGAAGACGCCCCGGTTCTTCTGCACGTGGGCCAACGACCTGCCGTTCGAGGCGACGACGCTGCGGTTCCACGTGCCCGAGTTCGACATGCCGCCGCTGGTCTGGGAGTTCCCGCCCGACGTGGTCGCGGCGACCGTCGCCCGCCTGAAGGAGTCCTCATGACCGACCCGGAGATCAACTGGGCGCTCATCCAGGCGCTCGCCACGAACCCGCACCCCGCCCTGCACATCGCCGACCGCGACGAGGGCGACCTGCCGACCGGCGTCGGTGAAGTCCTCATGGAGGCGCGGGCCACCCAGCACCTCCTCGACCTCATCGGCATCCCGTCCGGGCTCGGCACGGCATACGCGTCCCACATCGATGCCCGGACCTACCTCGCCATCCGGAAGGTCATCGACCTCGGCGAGCGGCTCGACCGCATCGCCACCTGGCACAGCCGCGAGACCGGGCCGGGCGGCATGGTCGGCGACTTCTGCGTGACCTGCGAAGGCCGCTGGCCCTGCGACACGCGCCGCATGGCCGAGGGCACCTACACCGACGAGGCCGTGACGTCGTGACCCGCCTTCCCGCCCGCCGTGATCCCGCCGACCTGACCACCCACAGCCCGCACCCCGAGGAGACCCGACCGTGACCGACCGCCTCGCCTGGGCCAAGCCCGGCACCAAAGCCGTCATCCAGCGGTTCAGCAACTACGGCGCCGGGGTCCACTCCGGCCACGGCGAGATCGTCGTCGTGCTCCGCGAGACCCCGGCGCAGGTCGTCGTCACCGGCGACCGGAAGTTCCGCAAGTCCGACGGCAAGCAGATCGGCGGCAACGGCACGCTCTCGTCGATCGACCTGCTCGTCGGCTCGCGGTTCGGCCGGGCCGAGATCGCCATCCGCAACCGCGCCGAGGAGGTGCGGCGCGGCGGCAACTACCGGGCCGCGCTCCTCGACATCGCCGACCTCGTTGCCGCCGCCCTGGCCGACATCGACGAGCTCGAAGCGCCCGCGATCGAGGTGGCGTGATGCGCGTACTCGTCACGGGCTCGCGTGGCTGGGCCGACCGCTACACGATCATGGGGCACATCGACCGGCTCATCTTCGAGTCCGACGACCTGCTCGTCATCCACGGAGACGCACCGGGCGCCGACCGGATCGCCCGGGACGTGGCCCGCGTCCGCAGGTCGCAGGGTTCGCCCGTTGCCGAGCAAGCCTTCCCGGCGAAGTGGGACGAGTGCGGGCACGACTGCCCGCCCGGCCACCGCAAGTGGCGTCGCGACGGTGCCAAGTACTGCCCGACCGCCGGTCACCGCCGCAACGGCGAGATGGTCGCGCTCGGACCCGACCTGTGCCTCGCCTTCGTGATGCCGTGCGACGACGAGCGGTGCCGCAAGCCTCGCCCGCACTGGTCGCACGGTGCCGACGACTGCGCCAACCGGGCTGAGGCTGCGGGTGTGGCGACGGTCAGGGTCGGCCCGGACGGGCAGGAGGTGGGTCGATGACCTTCGACGTCGAAGCGCTGTACGTCGCCCTCGACAAGCGGCGCCGCGCCGACCACCGACTGTGGCGGGACATCGCCCGCGAGGCCGGGGTCAGCGCGTCCACGTTCACCCGCATGGGTCAGGGCCACCACCCGAGCGCCGACAACCTCGTGCGGGCGTTGGCGTGGCTCGGCGAGACCGACCTGAAGCCGTACATCACCGAGGAGGCGCCGTGACCGACGTCGTGCCCGTGGAGTACCTGTACTCGCCCTGGATGTACGAGGACGAGCGCGGCCACCTCGACACGGAGGTGAAGCTGTTCCGGATCACGAAGCGCACCCCGAAGCGGGTCTTCTTCGACGCCGGGCGCGGGCGCGCCAAGTCGGTCGACCGCGAGCAGCTCGAACGGGAAGGGCGCGTCTGGGTCCGGGAGTTCGGCGGGTACTCCGTCTACGCCAACCGGGCCGACGCCGAACCGACGCCGCGCGAAGCCACCGAGGACAAGATCAGGCGGCTGCGCGTCGAGGCGGCGGCGCTGCACCCGGACCGGGGTGGCGACCCGATCGAGTTCCGCGCCGCTTACGCCCGGTATCAGCGTGCTGCCGCAACCCGGGCGGAGGCGTCGTGATCACCTACGGCATCGCCCACGGCAACGGCCCGATGCACATCCTCCGACCCGACGGCATCGCCTACTGCGGGGTGAAGCGGGCCCACCCGTTCAACCCCGGCTACAGCAGCGACCGCCAGGTCCACCGCCGTTGCGAGATCGCCCACAAGGCGGCGCTGAAGGCGATCCCGCCGAGGAGCCAAGCGGAGGTCGAGGCCGAGCGCCGAGCCCTCCGCGCCGAGATCAGCGACGCCCTACTGCGGTTCGGGATCGTCTGGTGACCGTCGAGTGCGCGGACTGGTGGGCGGCCCGGTTCCTGCTGGAGCACGGCCACACCGCGCCCGCCAAGCCCTGCGACCACCCCGACTGTTTGCCGCTTAAGCCCAAGACCGAGGAGGCACCGAAATGAGCAAGCTCGCCAAGACCGTATGGACCTGCCCGACCGCCCACGACCGCTGGACCGAAGAGGACATCAAGCGGATCTGCGACTGGGCCCGCGCCCAGGGCGTCGACCCCGACCGCGTCTCCACCCAGGACGTCCTGAGCATCGACCTCGTCGGCGACGGAACGCTGTCGCTCAGGTTCCGCCGCAAGGTCGCCGACGGCGAAGGGCGGGACCTGCCCTGCCCCACCTGCGCCTCCTGCGTCCAGACCGAACCCGCGAGCGTGCCGCTGGTGACCGCCCCGCCCGCGATGCCGGGCGAATACCACTGGCGGTCGTGGACCGGCCCGAACGGCGAGGCGCTGGTCGCCACCGGATGGGAGCCGCAGCCGTGACCCACACGACGCGCATCGAGCCCGGCACCACCACCGGCGGACTCAACGGACACCGGTGGCTGTGCGACTGCGGTAGGCGGGGCCGCGTGTACCTGGGTCGGGACGACGCGGAGGCGTGGGCTGCACGGCACGTCACGGGCATGGAGCGAAAGGCGGCGGGTGACCGTGGCTGAGGACTGGGTGCGGGTGCTCGTCGTGCTCGACAAGCGGCGCGGCACCGTCCACGGCATCACCTGCGACCAGGACGAGGCGCAGCGGTGGACGCGGGCGCTGATCGCCAAAGCGGGCGGGGACAACCTCGCGGCGACCATGACCGTCGGGCTCGTCACGCCGACAGGCAAGACCGAAGAGCGCACCGACGAGGAGGCCGCGAAATGAGCGCTGAGACGCCCACCCAAGGACGAGTAACCACCGAGGGGCCTGAAGGGCCCCACGGGGCTCCTGGGGCCGTTTCCGGGGCCGTTGCGTCGGATGGCGGGATTGCGGCGGGAGCCACGGTCTACGTCGTCGTGATCAGCGACCGGCACGGCGACACCGACGTCGAGATCTTCACCGCCGCAGACACGGCCATCGCCTACGCCAAAGCCGCCGCCACCGAGTACTGCCGCCACCCTCAGGACTTCGCCGAGGAGCAGATCGACGGGTGGCTGTACTACGCCCGGTACTCATGCGAAGGCGACAACGTCCGGGTCGTCGAGAAGACCCTGCGCACGAACGGAGACGACGAATGACCGCAGTCACCTCACGGCAGCGGCGCGCCAACGACCGCAGGCGCACCACGGCCGACGTGCAACGGTGGTGCCGCCTCGTCGCCGAAATCCGCAAGACCGTCCTCCGCGAAGGCCCCGGCGACCCCATCGGCACCGACGGACCCGTCATCGAGATCAGCGCCTTCCGCCGCGACCCCGACGCCATCGGCCACATGCACACCCACGGATGGGACGAGCACGGCGAGATGTGGCGCATCCGGTCGCTGCGCACCGGGCGCGTCCACCGGTGGCGCAACGCCGAGTTCGCCGAAGTCCCGAAGAGCGCCCTGCGGCTGCTGCCGCGCGGCGGGAAGGAGATGCGATGAGCGAGCCCAGCACCACCTGGCGGATGCAGCAGACCCGCGTCCTCAAGCTGACCGGGCGGATTTACCAGGTCGCCGAAGAGTTGGGCATCGGCCGGGCCGACCTGCTCCTCGCCGTCAACAAGATCGCCAGCGACACCATCAATGACCTGCACCGAATCCCGACGCGCACGAACGGAGACGGCCGATGAGCGGCACCGAGAACGAGGCGGTCAGGTCCGAGGCCATCGAGGCGGGCGGGCGCGCGATCGGCGAGGCCGCCGCCGCCAGCAACTACGAAGCGGACTGGCCGGACATGGCCGCCGCCGCCTACGACGCCATGCGGGAGGTCATCGCGCGGGAGGCGATCGCGGGAGTCTGCCGGCGGGAAGGTCACCTGCGGGTCGAGACCACCACGCTCGGCAGCACGGAACTGGAGTTCCGGTGCGGGAGGTGCGGCGAGACGTGGACGGAGCCCAGGCCCAAGCGCAACCCTGGCGGACCGGTCGTTGGCTCGCGGCCGACCTGGCTCTACCCCGGCGAGCAGATCATCCGGACCGGAGGTGACCGTGCCCAAGGTTGAGATCGACACCCCGGGCGTCACGGTCCGCATGGAAGCCGACGAGATCAGCGTCGACGCCCTCGCCGTGCTCGCGCTCAAGACCTACCGGGACGCGGGCGGATGGCCGCACCCGACACCCAGCGCCATGGGCTTCACGGCCGAACGGCGAGGTGTGTACGACCTCCACGACAGCGAGCAGTACGGCGACGGAAGGCAGATCGATGGCAACTGACCAGGGCGAGTGCACCTGCCCGCTGCTCAACGTCGGCACCTTCGCCGACCCGCACCAGGTCGTGCGCGGCGACCCGACCGGTTCCGGCTGCCCGCTCCACGAAACGATCGAGATGCGCACGGCGCTGTGGGCCGCCGAGTGGAAGGCGCGCTACCGCCCCAATGCTTGGACGGTCCTGCCGTCGGAGCCGACCGCGCCCTCGGTCCGGACGTGGCGCCACTGCCGCCAATGCCGCAAGAGCACGCCGACCGAAGCCGCCAGGTGGCACCGACGGGCGAGCCGCATCGGCCTCGCCGTGGCTGCCGCATGCGCACTGCTCGCGATCATCGCCCTGACCAACCTCATCGGAGGCCTGAAGTGAGCGACTGGACGTTGAGTGACTGGCTTTGGATCTTCGTGCCGTTGGCCCTCGTCATCGCGGCCTACGGGATCGCCTTCGCCGTGATGGGCCTCCGGTCGCGAGCCCGACGCAAGGCTCGGCGGGCCCAGTGGATCGCCGAGAAGCCGTTCCGGGACGCCTACCGCTCGACAGCCGACGCGAGCCGGGCGGCCCAGTCCGCAGCGCGGCAGGCCGAGTTCATCCGCAAGCTCGAAGCCACGCTGGTCGATCCCGAAAGCGAAGCGGCCAGCCGACTACGTCAAGACGCCGCACTCCTCGAAGCCGAGGCCCGCACGCACCGAGAAGACGCCGACCGGGCGATGAAGTCGCTCCGGGCAATCACCGAGGAGCCGAAGTGAACCACCTGCTCTGCCCTGCCGCCGACTGCTCGCCGCGCAACGTCCATGCCGACGGCTGCACGGACCCCAACTGCCGTGGGTGCATGACGAGGCTCGCCGCCGACGGGCTGCGGCTGTGCCTCGTCCACACGGCGAAGATCGGCGAGGACGCGGTCGAAGCCGGACGGCTCCACGGGGAACTCGCGCTCTCGCTCACGGGGACCGGCGCCGGCGGACCGCGCGTCTCCGGCGGAACGGTCGACAAGAGCACCAACCTGAACGGCGCGGCGGCGAGCGCCAGGACGCAGATCCGCGCCGTCCTCGTCTCGTGGGCGCTGTTCATCGCCGAGGAGCGCGGCTGGAGCCTGCCCGAGGACCGGATCACCGCGATCGCCGAGTACGTGGCTCGCGACCCGCGATGGCTCGCCTCCCGCGACGTGGACCTCGCCCTGAGCGCATCCGAGGAGCTGGCGGAGCTGGTGCGGGCCGCTAGGCCGATCGCGTACCCGTCCGGTTCGCGGGTCATTCACCTCGGGCATTGCCCGGAAAGCGCCGAAGATGGACCCTGCCGCGGGAAGCTCCGCGCATTGCTGCGGCAGGCCGAGTCGGCCATGCCCTCAATGGTCGTCTGCGACAGCGACGAAAACCACTCCTGGAGCGGCGACGGATGGCGCACGCTCGGTAACCGAATGGCGTCAAGAAAAGTCGCGGCCTGAATGCGCTAAACCGCTATGCCGCAACGCATCGCGGTCGAAATTGCCGGGCGTTCGCGAGACAATGAATAAGCCCCGGCGGCCGCGCGAACGGCCCCGGGATCGGCCGACCACCAGGGAGTCGACATGCGGAAGTTTACCGAGAACGTGACTCGACACTCCGACCTCAACGCATATCCGAAACAGCAGGGCCACAGAAGGAGCCCAGCCGCGAACGCCCTACTGGAGATGATCCCCACGGACTCGCCCGACTTCTCCATCGCTATGCGCGAACTCGCGGTGCTCCGTGCCTACGGAGTCGAATTGACCGCCGAACTCGCCACGAAGGTCGCGACCAAGGTAATCGCTCGCCGACGCCCGGAACTGGCGGCAGCAGGAGCGGCGGCCATTGCGGCATCGACACAACCGGGACAGGTCGTCTACTACGCGCGCATGGGCAACCGGATCAAGATCGGCACATCGACCAACGTGGCCCGGCGGATGAAGACCATCAACCCGGAAGAACTCATGGCGGTCGAGCCCGGCGGCCACGCCCTCGAACACTGCCGCCACATCCAGTTCGAGCACCTGCGCACCCACGGCGAATGGTTCCGGCACGAAGCCGACCTCGCCGGCCACATCACCGCACTCAAGGACCCGGAGAGGATCCCATGGCCGCGCTCGTCGACACCGCCGCACTAGCGGTCGACCTGCACTGCACGCCCGCTCGCGTCCGCCATCTGGTCCGCGAGCGGGTCATCACTCCCTGCGGCAAGAAGGTCGTCAGCCGGCTCGGCCGCCCCTCGCTGATGTTCGACCTCGATGCCGTGCACGACGAGATCGACTCGGCCGTCCAGAGCGGAAGAGTTGAACTTGTTCAAGGAGCCGTTCGTGTGCGAAAGTCTACGTAATCCTTGGCGCGGTATGCGAAAATGATCTTATGGTGGCTGTCCCTGGGCGAGTCGCCACGACTCTCGGGCTCGCGCGTGTGCGCGGGCCCTTCGTCGTACCTGGACCACCAAGGCAGTCGCGCTGAGCGAGGTGACCCGAGCATGCACGTCGTGCCCGTAGGCGACCTCATCGAGCACGACACCGAAGGCCCCTGCCCCTGCGGACCCACCGACCAGCCCGTCCCCCGCGACGACGGCTCGATCGGATGGATCGCGGTACACCACAGCCTCGACGGACGAGAGCGGCACGAGCGGCCCGCCGTGGACCTGCCAGGCGCACCCGAGACCACCACGCAGCGCTGAGCGCTAGCCCACTCGGCGTCGACCGCAGCCACGCACGGACCGCACGCAAGCGAGGTGGCGATGCCCCGCTCGCTCCACCGCACAGGCCACCGCCACCGCAGAGCGAACGCCAACATGTTCGCCACCTACGGGCACACCTGCTGGCTATGCGGGCACGAGGGCGCAACAGAGGCAGACCACCTCGTACCCATCAGCCTCGACCCCGACCAGCCAGTGGATGCCGAGGGCCGACGCCCAGCACACGGCAGCAGCGGGCCCTGCGCGCACCCCGACTGCGTCAAGCGCAAGGGCAAGCCGCGGTCATGCAACCAGGAGCGAGGCAATGGCAGGCGCCGACGACCGCTTGAGGCGCTGAGCGTGGACGTCGGCGAGATCTGAGGCGCCGCCGAGGCCACATGGGGCGGTCGGGCCGGTTGCGATTTCTTTTAGTAGTAACAGCGGCGACCCCTCGACCTACCCGCTCCCTTTTCTCTCCCCGCGAAACGCCAGGTCAGCGAGGTGTGAGCTCGTGACCAGCGCAAACGCAGCGCCTTCGTTCGACGAGCGGGGCCGCCTCCTGTGGGCCGAGCTGACCGCCCAGGGCCCGCTCGAAGGCGGCGCCCGCGTGCTCGCCGAGGAGGCGTGCCGAACCGCCGACCGCCTTGACAAGCTCGACCGGCTGCTGACCGGATCGGCCGAGGACTGGATCGACCTGCGCGATCTCCGGGGCCATGAGGGCGTCGTCGAGATCGTCATCAACAACGCGCTCAGCGAAGCCCGTCAGCAGGCCCTCGCGTTGAAGCAGATCCTCACTGAGCTCCGCCAGCAGCGCGGTGTCGCCCAGTCAGCCACGCAGGGGGGCGATCCTCTTGACGAGCTCGCTTCTCGACGTGCGGCGCGGATCGCAGGTGCCACGGGTAGCTAACTACCCCGCGTACCCGATCAGTGCGGCGCCCGAGGTGATCGACCTTGCGGCCACGGCCGGGCTGAAGCTCGACGAGTGGCAGAAGTACGTATTGACGCACGGGCTGGGCCAAGACCTCGACGGCGGATGGACCGCGCCGAAGTGCTCGTGCTGGGTGCCGCGCCAGAACGGCAAGGGCGGCATCATCGAGGCGCTCGAGTTGGCGTGGCTGTTCCTCTTCAAAGAGGACCTGGTCATCCACTCGGCGCACCAGCACCGCACGGCACAGAAGGCGTACGAGCGGCTGGAGAAGCTGATCCGCCGCACGCCGCACATGCACCGGCAGGTGAAGCAGTACCGGCAGGCGAACGGCGAGCAGCAGATCGAGCTCAACGACGGCCGTCTGCTGCAGTACGTGACTCGGTCGCGGACCGCAGTCCGCGGGTTCTCGGCGCCGAAGGTCGTGCTCGACGAGGCGCAGGAACTCAACGGCGAGCAGATGGCGGCGATCCTGCCGACCGTCTCGGCGATGCCGAACTGGCAGGTGTGGTTCTTCGGGACCCCGCCGTCGGAGCCGGACGCCTGGGCGTACGAGCTGCGTGCCGACGGCGAAGAGGGTGTGGCGGACCTGGCGCACTTCGACTGGGGCCTGAACCTCGACATGACCAAGCCCGAGGATCGGGCCAAGGCCGCCGACCCGGACTCCTGGTATGCGGCGAATCCGGCGATGGGCGAGCGGCAGAGCATCCAACTCGGCATCCGGATCACGCAGCGCACCGTCGAGGGCGAGCACCGCCCGTCGGGCCTGGGCAAGCTGTTCCCGCAGGAGCGACTGGGTGTGTGGCAGCCGCGGCGCATCGGCGGCGGGGTCATTGATCCGGCGAAGTGGAAGGACATGCAGGACGCGGACTCGCAGCGCGAGGGCGATCTGTCGATCGGCGTGGACATCGCACACCTGCGCGACCACGCGTCGATCGTCGTCTACGGCACCCGCGACGACGGGCTGGGCCATGTCCGCCTCGTCGACTACGCCGAGGGCACCGACTGGGTCATCCCGCGCCTGACGAAGCTCTGCGCAGCCCTCGACCCGGTCGCGGTGGCGATGGGCCGCGGCACCTACGAGTCGCTGAAAGAAGAACTGGGGACCGCGGGGCTGAAGGTCCCGGACGACCCGGAGGAGCCTCGGCGCGGCGACCTGATCGTCACCACGGCGATCGACATGGCAGCCGCCTGCGCGCAGGTCATCGACGCGGTCCGCATCAAGTCGTTCCGCGTCGTCCCGGCCCCGCAACTCGACGCAGCGGTGGCCGGAGCCAAAACGCGGCAGGCCGGCGACACCATCGCCTGGGCCCGCGGAACCGAGGCGTGCGAGATCTCGCCCGTCGGCGGCATGACCGTCGCTCGCTGGGGACATCTGACGCGGCTGCCGATGCTGTCCACCACATACGACCCCATGTCGCAAATCTTCTGAAGGGGGCCGCCATGCATCACGCCAAGGCGCTGCCCCGCAGGCAGCGCGCCCTGCTCCAGCTCGCCGAATGGTCCGGCACCGCAGCCCGGGTGGCCGGGAAGTCGGCATCCGACGCGACCGGCCTGCTCGGTGCGGCGCTCGTCTCCTACGGGGCGGGTCAGGTCTACGCGCCCCTGTTCGCGATAGTGGCCGGCGGGTTCCTGCTGGCGATCGCGAGGAACCTCCGGTGAGTCTGATCTTCGGGCGCCGCCGGGACAAGCCCACGGGCGAGCGGGCGATCGCGTTCCCCTCGCTGGCCTCGATCGCTCCGCGCGGCTACGCCGACGTGGACCTGTCGCGGGCCGAGGCGTCGATGCAATCGATCGCCGTCCGTTCGTCGATCGACCTGATCGCGTCACTGTCGTCAGAGCTCCCGATCCACGTCTACTCGGGCAAGGGGCGCGAACGTACGGAGTACCCGGTCCCCGAGTATCTGCGCGATCCGGCCGGAGACGGTTACGGCCTCGAGGACTGGATCTATCAGCTCCTCGAGTCATGGCTGCTGCGCGGCAACGCGTACGGCAACACCCTGGCGAGGGCCCGCGCCGGCTACCCGACGCAGGTCGACTGGCAGCACCCCGACAGCGTCTCGGCGCACCTGGAGGACGGCGAGCCGAAGTGGATCGTCAGCGGATCCCCGATGCCGTCGTCGCAGATGTGGCACCGGCGGGTCAACCCCGTGCCGGGCCAGCTGCTAGGACTGTCGCCCGTCGCGTTCCATGCGGCAACGATCGGCCTGTCCCTGACTGCGACCCAGTTCGGGCTGCAGTGGTTCCAGGACGGCGGGCACCCGTCGAGCCTGTTGACCAACTCGATGGCGGACCTGAGTCCGGAGCAGTCGCGCAGCGCCAAGGACCTGTTCATGGCGGCGCTGCGCGGCAACCGCGAGCCCCTCGTCCTCGGCCGAGGCTGGGACTGGAAGTCGATCCAGCTCGCCCCGGAGGAGTCGCAGTTCCTGGAGACCCAGGGCCTGTCGTCTGCCGAGTGCGCCCGGATCTTCGGCCCGGGCATGGCGGAGATCCTCGGCTATGAGTCGGGGGGCGGTTTGACCTACGCCAACGTCGAGTCGCGGATGCAGCACCTGCTCACTCTCGCGGTGAACAAGTGGTTCCGGCGCGTGGAGCGGGTCCTGTCCGCGATGCTGCCGAGCCCTCGGTACGCGAGGCTCGACCGCGACGCGATCCTGCAGTCCACGACCCTGGACCGCTATCGCGCCCACGCCTCCGCCCTCCAGAACCAGTGGAGGGTCCCGAACGAGGTCCGCGAGGACGAGGACATGCCTCCGGTGGCCTGGGGCAACCAGCCCATCATCCGCCCCGGCCGCACACCTGGCGAGCCTGGCGACAACCAACCCGATGACGACCAGCCGGCAGCGGCAGGAGGCAACTGATGTCCACCCTCACCCTGCCCGAAATGGACCTCGTCCGAACATGGCACATCCCGGTCGAGCTGCGAGACGGAGCCGCCGACGAGGCGGCCGAGACGGCAGACCCGGGGCTGGGGTTGATGGACGTGCGGTTCTCCACGTTCGACACCTGGTACCGGATCGATTCGTTCTGGGAGGGCTCCTTCCTGGAGCGGACCGTCCGTGGGGCGTTCAAGCGGACGATCGCGGCCCACAACAAGGCGCGCAATGCCGACGCCCACCAGATCACCACGCTGTTCAACCACGGCCACGACTTCCACATCGGCGACAAGGTGTTGGGAGCGATCGAGTCGCTGTCCGAGGAGCCGGACTCGCCGGTGTCGGTGGTGCGCCTGTTCGACACCTCCTACAACCGGGACCTGCTCCCGGGCCTGAGGGCGGGCGTCTACGGGTCCAGCTTCATGTTCCGGGTCGTCCAGGACTCCTGGAACAACGAGCCCGGCGTCTCCGACCACAACCCGGATGGCCTGCCCGAGCGGACCCTCAAAGAGCTCCGCGTCTTCGAGGCGGGCCCGGTGACGTTCCCGGCCAACCCCGACGCCACGGCCGGCATGCGGTGCGTCTCCGGCACCGACGCCTACTACGAACTTCTCGCACGCCGCGACCCCGGCCGGGTCGACGGCATGCGGTCACGTCTTATCGCACTCCGCTCAGCCGGACCCGCCGCCCCGGGCGGCACTCCTGGCGGCGGCGGACCCGCGGACGCACCACCGGTCGACCCGGCCTCGCGCCACTCGGACGGCACCGCGCAGGCGCACCAGCGCAGGCGCTACCTCGACATGCTTAAGGAGGTCGCCTGATGGCGACTATTGAAGAGCTGCGCGCGAGGGTCGACAACATCGACGCCGAGCTGCGCAAGCTGGATTCCGACATCGGGGAGCACGTCCCGTCCCCCGACCAGGAGGAGCGGTGGGCCGGTCTCACCGAAGAGCGCAAGGTCGCGGCGAAGGAGTTCACCGAGGCGGACGAGCGCTCGAAGAAGCTGAAGGAGTCGCGGGCGCACTGGCAGTCGGTCCAGGTCGGCATGCCGATCGACCCGTTCGACCAGGATGTGCGCACGATGCAGGGCAAGGCCGTGTACTCGCGGTCGATGGCCGTCGTCGACTCCAAGGACGGCGGGCGGCACCTGCGCGACGACCAGAAGGCGCACATGCACAAGCTGCTGCGCACGGTCAACGGCGACACTGACGGCGAGCTCCTGGGCCGGCTGCTGCTGGCCACGGAGAACCCGGCGTACCGGTCGGCGTTCCAGAAGGTCGCCGCGTCGACCTCGCCCGTCTTCTCGCAGGAGGAGGGTCGGGCGATCGAGCAGGTCGGGCTGATCAAGCGCGCGATGTCGATCGGTTCGCCCGGCGGCGGTGGTTATGCGGTGCCGGTCCTCATCGACCCGACGATCATCATGACCGCCCAGGGGTCGACGAACGACATCCTCCAGCTCGCCCGGGTCGAGACGATCACCAACGACACCTGGCGGGGCCTGTCCACTGCCGGCGTGTCCTGGTCGTTCAAGGCTGAGGCCGCGACCGCGACCGACAACAGCCCGACGATGGCGCAGCCGGAGGTCGTCACCCGGCGCGCCGACGGCTTCATCCCGTTCTCGATCGAGGTCGGGATGGACTGGCCCGGCTTCGCGGAGTCGATGTCCATGCTCCTCGCCGAGGGCTACGACGAGCTGCTCGCCGAGAAGCTGACGACCGGCACGAACGGCTCCAATGAGCCTGACGGCCTGATCTCCAGCCTCCAGGCGGTCGCCGGGTCGAAGCGGGAGGTCGCATCTGCCGGCGTCATCGCGGCGGGTGACATCTACGCGACGTGGAACGCGCTGCCGCAGCGGTTCCGCCGGGCGGCGAACTGCGCCTGGATGTCGAGTACCGACGTGCAGAACAGCATCCGGCAGCTCGGCACCGTCGACCCGAACTTCACGGTCGACATCACCAACGAGGCGATCCCGCGCATGTTCGGGCGCCAGTACCCGATGAACGACTTCATGGAAGACGACCCCGCTGGTACCGGCACCCAGCCGCTGCTCGTGGTCGGCGACTTCCGCGGCTACGTCGTCGCGCAGCGCGCGGGCATGCAGGTCGAGTTCCTGCCGATGCTGTTCGACGTCACCAACTCGCGCCCGACCGGCCAAAGAGGCTGGTTCGCATGGGCGCGCGTCGGCGGCGGCGTGGTCAACAGCGCCGGGTTCCGGCTCCTGACCAACCGCAGCGCGTAATCCCCAACCCCGGTCGGCGGCGTCCTGAGCCGATGCCGCCGACCGGATAACCCTCCGGGCTCAGAGGAGAAGCGCCATGGAATACAAGTACAGCCTCATCTCGGGACTCGTCCGCTGGTCGGGCGGGTCCACGGTCCTCGGCATCGGCATGTCCGCCGAGGCCGACCACCCGCTCGTCCTGGAGCGCCCGGACCTGTTCGGCGACGACGCGCCACACGCCGCGCTGCGCACGCCGGCCGCATACCGGGCGAAGGAGGAGGCGGCCCCGGCCGAGGCTCCGATCGAGCGGGCGACCCGTGCGCCCGGCGAGAAGCGGGTCGCGGTCAAGAAGCCGACCAATGAGTGACGCTCCCGACACTCGGTCCGGAGATGGCCTGGTGCAGGTGGCCTACCTCCACGCGCACCAGGTTTCGCACTCCTGGCACGAGTCGATGATGCGGCTGGTCGCCTATGACGCGGCCAACGACGGGCGCATCGTGGCCACCGGCGGACCGTTCATGATCCGCTGCGACTCCGGACACCTCCCCGAGTCCCGCAACCTGGCCGTGAAGCGGTGGCTCGACGAGACGCCGCACGAGTGGCTGTGGTTCGTCGACACCGACATGGGATTCCTGCCCGACACCGTCGACCGACTCATCGATGCGGCCGATGCCGTCGAGCGCCCGATCGTCGGCGCCCTGTGCTTCGGCCTGCGCGAGATCGCCTACGACGGCTACGGCGGTCGGCGCGTCACGCCCGTGCCCACGATTTTCATGCCCGCCGTCACCAAGGAGGGCCACCACGGCTTCAGCGTCCGGTGGAAGTTCGCGCCGGACGTGCTGATGCAGGTGGCCGCCACCGGTGCGGCATGCGTACTCATCCACCGTTCCGTCGCCGAGAAGCTCCGGGCCGAGCACGGCGACCACTGGTTCAACCCGGTGCGCTACGGCGACGGCGAGCCCGTCTCGGAGGACCTCTCCTTCTGCGCGCGCGCCGGCCGCGCAGGCTTCCCGATCTACGTGCATACCGGCGTCAAGACGACGCACCACAAGCAGGTGTGGATCGGCGACCTGGACTACGTCCAGCCCGAGACCGAGCCCGCCCATGGCTGACGTCGTCGAGCTGCCGCGTACGTCTATCGACGTGACCGCCAGCCTCAACACGTTCGAGGTCGGCACCTACGAGCAGGTCATCGACGGCATACGCGCCTGGAAGCTGCCCGAGGACCTGGACCGCTACGCCCGGGTCATCGAATCCACGCGCCCCGAGGTGCTGATCGAGACGGGCACGAAGTGGGGCGGGTCCGCACTGTGGTTCGAGGGCCTCGGCCTCGACGTCGTCACGATCGACATCGAAGCCGACTCAAGCCGCAGGGCGAAGCTGCTGGACAGTCGGGTCATCTGGATCACGGGCAGCTCCACGGACCCGGCCGTGGTAGCGCGGATTGCTGTCCTCGTCGCCGGTCGGCGGGTCATGGTGTCGCTGGACGCCGAACATGCCGCCCCACACGTCGCGGCGGAGATCCTCGCCTACGGGCCACTGGTGTCGCCCGGCTGCTATCTCGTCGTCGAGGACGGCATCTTCGATCTGACGAACGACGAGGCGCTACGCGCCCGCGGCGGCCGGTCGATCCCGAGTGTCGGTGGACCGCTGCATGCGATCAGCCAAACGCTGGCCTCGGACGCGGGCTGGGTCCGCGATGAGGACATCGAGCGACTGTATCCTGTGTCCCACCATCCAGCCGGATGGTGGGTTCGCCGTGCCTGACCTCGTGGTGGTCGTCCCGACCAAGGGGCGGCCGGAATCGGTCGGCCTCGTCGTCGAGGCCTGGCGCGCAACGGGCGCATTCGACGAAGGTGCCGCGCTGACCTTCGCGGTCGACGACGACGACCCGACACTGCCCCGCTATATCCAGGCGTTCAACGCGGCCCGCGCCAGCGAGCCGTACCCGCCGCCGGACATCCGCCTGTGCCACAGCGGTCCGTGGCAGCCGATGGTGCTGAAGCTCAACGCGGTCGCCCTGCACGAACTGGCGCTGGCGCAAGGCGCTCCGGCAATGCTCGGCTTCATGGGCGATGACCACCGCCCGCGCTCGAACGGCTGGGCCGCCCGCTACATCGGGGCGCTCCGCGAGCTCGGCACGGGAATCGTCTACGGCGACGACCTGATCCAGCATGAGCGGCTGCCCACCCAGTGGGCCATGACGTCCGACATCGTCCTGGCTCTGGGGCGGATGGTGCCCGCCGACGTCGAGCACCTCTACTGCGACAACGCGATCATGGATCTGGGGCTGGCTGCCGACTGCATCCGCTACCTGCCCGACGTGAAGATCGAGCACTGCCACCCGGTAGCTAGGCGCGGAGCCTGGGATGCCGGCTACGAGCGCGTCAACGCGCGCGCCCAGTACGCCAAGGACCACGCCGCCCACGAGCGATGGAAGTCCGAGCAGCTCGTCGTCGATGCGGCCACCGTGCGCGGCCTCAAGTGCATACCGACAACGATCAACTAGGAGGCCATCATGCCCCTGCGCATCAATACCGCCGCCCGCAATGCTGCTTGTGACGCCATCGTCGACCTCATCGACGGCGGGGCGGGTGCGGGCGTTATCCGGGTCTACTCCGGGTCGCAGCCCGCGACCCCGGCGACGACCCCGTCCGGCACCCTCCTGGCCGAGTTCACCTGCTCCGACCCGGCGTTCGGGGCTGCGTCCACCGGCGTGGCGACTCTCGACGTCACTCCGGCGCTGACCGACACGGGCATCGCCGACGGCACGGCCGGGTACGTGAGGTTCTGCGACTCGACCGAGGCGGCCGGGACGGGCCTGGGTGTCATCGACGGCGCGGTCACGACGACCGGCGGCGGCGGGCTGCTGGAGCTGAACACCTTGACGATCTCGACCGGCGCGAACGTGGAAGTGACGAGCGGTTCGCTGACGATGCCCGCTTCGTGACGAAGGGCTGACCGATGCCCATCGCCACACCTACCCTCATCGCCGTCTTCTCCTTCGATGCCGGGACCGTCGCGGGCTGGACGGCCGGTAACGCGGGCAACCGCTACTTCGATTCCGTATCCACCCCGGCCGCGCTGTCCCTCGGCGGCGGAGACTACGCCCTGTCGTTCACCGGCACGGGTATCCGCAACGCGGAGCTCACCGCATCGTCGCTGGGTACCGTCAACGCCTGCCACTCGGTACAGCACATCGTGTTCCCGACCGCGCTGCCGAGCAACAGCCCGGACGTGTTCATCGGGTCGAGCACCAACGACCAGGTGTTCGTGTACTTCGACCAGCCGACGTCGAAGCTGAAAGCGACCTGGGCTGGCGGCAGCGCGGTTACCGGCACTCACACGCTGACGCACAGCACGCCCTACCTGCTCGAAACGTATATCGACCCGAGCGCGAACCCGAACCGGCTGCGCTGGCGAGTCAACGGCATCGACCAGCCCGACGCCACCTCGGCGGTCGCGGCCGGGAACGTCACGAGCTGGATGCTCGGCCGCGACGGCAGCGTTGCCGGCGCCTACTACTTCCCCTATGCCGCAGTCTCCGTGACGGCCGCAGACTGGCCACTGGGCCCGCTCCGGATCCCGATGCTCACCCCGGACTCGGGCGGCACCATCACCGTCAACGGCAGCACCGCCAACTTCGGCCTGTTCTCTGGGTCGACACCGACCGAGGCCGCCTGGAACGCGGCCACCGCCCTGACGAACATCGGCACGATCCCGCTCGCCCTGGGCGCGTCGGCGACGGGTATCTACCAGATCGCCCGCACCGACTCGACGCACTACATCGAGATCCCGATGACCTCGACGACCCTCGCCGCCGGCGAGCAGGTCGCCGGGGCGCAGCTCGACGTCATCGGCGCGGCGGTCACGACCACTGCGGCAACGATCGGGTTCCGCACCTACAACGGCACGACCGAGCGCATCTTGTTCGCCGCGGCCGACCCCAACTTCGACAACTCGAGCACCGCCCCGGCCTGGATCCGGCGCATGCTCACCACCGCCGACGTCGACACCCAGGCCGAACTCGACGCCCTCGCCGTCCGCATGGGCTTCTCGACCGACGTGTCGCCGCACATCGGCATCCACCGGGTCTACATCAACGTCGCGGTCCGCCTCGTCACCTCCGGAACCGTCGCGGGCACCCTGCCCTCGCTGACCGGAACCATGGCGGGCGCCGTCGCGGGCGGCAGCATCACCGGCACCGTCCAGGGAAACCTCCCGGCGCTGACCGGCAGCACGGCTGGCGCGGTCTCCGTGACCGGAGCGGCGGCCGGGACGCTTCCGGCGCTCACCGGATCCATGGCCGGGTCCGTCCGGGCGACCGGGACCATCGCCGGGTCGCTGCCCGCGCTGACGGGCGCCACGGCCGGGACCGTCACGGTCACCGGGGCGGTCTCCGGATCGCTGCCTGCCGTGACCGGCGCCCTGTCCGGCGCGGTCGGGATCACCGGGGCCATCGGCGACACGCTGCCGGGCGTCACCGGATCCGCTTCGGGAACCGTGACTATCAGCGGCTCGCTCGCCGGGCAACTGCCCGCCCTCACCGGCGGCATGTCCGGGACCGTCGGCGGCGGAGTCACCGGCGTCCTGACCGGCACGCTCCCGATGCTCGTCGGATCAGCGGCCGGGCGGGTCGGCGTCACTGCGGTGGTCGACGGCACGTTGCCCGCCGTGGTCGGCTCACTGCTGGGCCGCATCGTCATCAGCGGCGGCATCGCCTCACTGCTCCCGGCCGTTACCGGGTCGGCCGCGGGGTCGGTCACCATCACGGGCGGCATCGGTGCGACGCTCCCAGCTCCAACCGGGTCGCTTGCTGGAACCGTCATGGGCGACGACGCCTACGGCGTGCTTGCCGGAGCCTTCCCCGCATTCAGCGGGTCGCTGACCGGCGCGGTCGAGGCGACCCCGGGCACCCTCCATGCCTCGCTCGTCGCGCCCTCGCTGGCGACCACCAACCGCGTCGGCCTCACCGCCTCGACCCGGCCCACCTCCACCCTGACTCCCGAGTAGGAGGCACCATGCCGGACATCGGTGACTCCGCAATCGCGACCCTGACCGTCACGCCGTTCGGACCTTCCACCACGGCCGCGCTATCGGTCGCCGCGCCCGACGGCACGACGACCGCGCCGACTGCCACGACGGCGGACAGCGGCGCGACGTGGACGGCGACGGTCAGCTATACCATGGCCGGCTGGTGGCTGCTCACCTGGACGGTCACCGGAACCGGCGCGGGCAAGGAGTTCCAGCGGGTTTTCGTACCGACCACCAGTACCGCCGGCGGCCCGCCCGTCTACGCGACGCTCGAGCAACTCAAGACCGCGATCGCGGGCAACACCGTGGCGGGCGTCAACGCACTCGCAGACCGGGACCCCGCGCTGCAGCAGGCGCTGCTCGGTGCGAGCCGCGGTATCGACGCCTACTGCGGGCGCCGCTTCTACCGCGACACGGCAGTGGTAGCCCGCACGGTCAACCCGCGCCACCGCGTGGTGTGCACCGACGACGGCGACGTGCTGCTCCTCGACGATATCGCCACCATCACGGCCCTGGTCGTCGAGACCGGGTCATCGACGGCGGGCTGGACCGCGCTCACCGCGTACGAGACCTACCCCGATACCGCGCTCTACGACGGGTGGCCGATCACGGGCCTGCTCGCCCGGCCGGGCGTATGGAACCGAGCGCAGTACGGCCGGGTGCGGATCACCGCGACGTGGGGTTGGCCGTCGATTCCCGACATCGTCGTGCAGGCCGCCCTGATGCAGGCTGCACGGCTATACAAGCGCAAGGACTCGCCTGAGGGCGTGTCCGGCTCGGCCGACTGGGGCCTGGTACGGGTGCCGAACATGGACCCAGACGTCCGGGCGCTGCTGTCCACGCTCGTCGTCCCGGCGGTGGGCTGATGGATATCGCAGCGGTCAACCTCGCCATCGCCACAAGCGCCGACGCCATCGAGTTCCTGAACTGCTACGGCGTCAAGCCGGACGGAATGGTCGAGCCTGCGTTCTACCCCACCGATGCCGACATCGAGTTCGACCAGACGATGGGGCGCGGCCAGGACAAGATCACGAGCACGTGGCACCTGGCGATCAGCAAGGCCGACGACGAAGCGGGCCAGGCGGTCCTCAACTCCCTCCTCAAGGGATCGGGCGCGACCTCACTCAAGGCCGCGATCCAGGCAGACCGGACTCTCGGCGGAGCGTGCGCGACGTTGCGCGTGACCAGGCTCAGGACGAGCCGAATGATCCTCGTCGGCGTCGTCGAGTACTACGGCGCCGAACTCACCATCGACGTCTACGGACGAGGAGATTGACCATGCCCCAGGAGCGCTACCTCACCCCGGAGGAGCTGGCCGCCGAGAAGAAGGCGGTCGCCGACCGGTGCCAGCCGTTCGAGGTCGTCGGCAACGCAGGCATCCGCGACAGCATCACCCGCGAGACGGTCTACGCCGGCGGCACCGTGATGCTCGACCCGCAGACGATCCTCATCGGCCACCTCGTGCAGTCCGGCGCGGTCAAGCCCGTGAAGGCCGCCGCCAAGGTCGAGAAGAAGTAGGCCGGTGGGTGAGCTCGTCGCCGTCGGCGCCTTCCTCTACGCGGGCGGGCACGACTTCACCGGCGACATCAAGCAGTGGAGCGTAGACGGCGGCAGCGAGACAAAGGACAAGACGACCTTCCGTAACAGCGGGGCCCGCAAGAAGCGGACCGGCCTGCTGACCGCCGCGTTCAGCATGAACGGCTTCACCGACCTGTCCGAAGACGGCCAGGACGCGCACCTCTTCACCGCCTACTCCGGCCGGTCGTCGCGGGTCATCACCGTCGGCAACGACGAGACCGAGGGCCAGCCCTGTGTGATGATGCAGGGCCTCACTGCAGCATTCAATCCCGGCGGCGGCGGCCCGGTCGGCGAGCTGTCCGCGTTCTCCGCGAACGGCGTCTCGTCCGACGGCACGGGCGCGATGCGCGGCGCGCTACTGCTCGAGCAGACTGCGGTGTCGACGACGGGCGCGAAGGGCACCGGTGTGCAGCTCGGCGCGGTGAGCGCGACCCAGTATCTCTACGCCAGCCTGCACCTGCTCGGCACGGCTGGCACGTCCATCACTGCGGTGATCGAGTCTGACGACAACTCCGGCTTCACCACCGCCACGACCCGGTGCACGTTCTCATCGCTCACTGCGGCCGACGGCTACTGGGCAACCCCGGCGGCCGGGGCGATCACCGACGACTGGTACAGGCTCCGCGTTACAAGCGTGACCGGATCTTGGACTGTCGCCTGTGCGGCCGGCGTCCGCTGACCCAATAGCCCCGCCCACCCAGCTCAGCCACCGTGACCACGGTGGCTTTCGTGTTTTCAGGAGGCCGCCGACATGGCTGAGTTCGTCAACGACAACGCATATCTCGTCGTCAACGCCATCAACTTCTCCGACCACACCCGGTCGGCGCAGATCAACGGCACGGGCGATACGCAGGACAAGACCGCGATGGGCAAGAGTGCCCGCTGCTATCTGATGGGCCTGCTCGACTCGTCGCTCGCCGTGGAGCTCAACGACGACCTCGCCGCGGGCAGCATCGACGCCACGATCTACGCGGCGTACATCGGCCGGGTGGGCGTGGCGTTCGCGTACCGCGCGGTGAACGCCGCGATCTCGACGACGAACCCGGAGTACCAGGGCACGCTGCTGGTCAACCAGTGGAACATCGGCGCGAGCGTCGGTGTGATCACAACCAAGTCGCTGACCTGGCAGATCTCGGACGTGCTCACGAGAGACGTCACCCCGTAGCCGTGGGCCTGGAGATCAAGGTCTCCGGGGCCGGCGACTTCCACGCGCTCGCGAAGGCCCTGCATCAGGCTGCCCGCAAGGACCTCGCGCAGGAGCTCGACCGCAGCCTGCGGAAGTCGACCGGCGACATGGCGGACGCGATCACCGCGAAGTCCGACGACTACATGCCCGCAGGCTACGAGCGGGTCTTCAAGGCGTCGCTCTACTACAAGACCGAGGTCCGCAATACGTTCGACCACCGCATCACCCTCGTCGTCAAGGCGCGCGGAGCGAAGGGCCACGACCGGCAGGTCCGGCAGCTGGAGGCGGGCGAGTTCCGCGCCCCGAACTGGGGCAGGTGGCGCAAGCGTCGCGGCATCAACCGGGGCAGGCACAAGCTCCGCAACCAGTGGCACGCGCAGCGGGTCCGCGCGCATTTCGCCACCGAACCGGCCGAGGGCGCCCGCCCTGCGGTTATCGCCAACATCGACGCGGCCATGGCCCGCGTCGTCGAGAAGATCGAGAAGGCCACGTGAGCAATCCGGTAGAGATCAAGCTCTGCGACGAGGATCGCAAGAAGTATGGCGGCGACGAGTGGCTGCCATTCGACCTGTCCGAGTACACCTCGATGGACGGCGACAAGCTCATCGCCCTCGAAGAGGGCATGCGCATGTCGTTCTTCCGTCTGCGCCGCATCGAGATGCCCGAGGGCACCCTGCGCGGCACCAAGGTGATGGTGTGGCTGGCTCTCCAGCGGGCGGGGGTGACAGGTCTGTCCTTCGACAAGTTCAACCCCCATCTCGGGCTGATTCTGACCCGCGCCAAGGGAGACGACGATCCCGACCCTTTGACGGAGACCTCGTCCGCCGGTGGGCGGGACGAGGCGACCGAGACGCACTCGACCACATCGGACGCGACGGCTACGAAGCCGGGCTCCGGAAGTGCGCGCCGACGCTCAACCGCGCGTATCCCGGTCTGACCCTGCCCGTCCTGCGGCAGATGAGCCCCGACCAGGTCGACGCGTACCTGACGGACTGGGCGACGCTGGAAATCAAGCAGCGGCAGGCTAGCCACCAACGCTGAGCCGGAGCGGCTTGTCCAGGTCCGCGCGCGGGTACTGGACCTTGCCCCGGTGGGAGACCTCAACGCCGTAGAAGTCCTCGCCGTCCGGCACGCCGTCAACGGCGAAGTCGTACGCACACACCGTGGGTGCCACCCGTCGCCCGTCGGCGAGCCGACCGACGGCCAGGGTCTTCCCGTCGCCATCGGTGATCACGACCTGAGCGCCGCCGTGGATGTCGTCGAAGCCAGTCATGGCCTGGGCGCAGAACCCGCCGAGCCCGTCACGGTGCGAAAGCTCCAGGGTCCCGGTAACGGCGATTCCACTCGGGGTGAAAGCCCAGAGCGCGCCTGCGGCCCCGAGCGCAACCACGAGGACTGCGCCGACGATCACGGAGATCATCCCGAGCCGACCAGATTTTCCCTCAGTCATTCGTCGCACGCTACACATCGCCGTCCATAGATCACCGTCCGCTAACCGGGGGAAGGTGGGGCGACGTATGGGCAGCAACGAGGTCCGAATCGATCTGGTCGCCAAGGGCGCGGCAACGACCGCCCGCGAGATCGACAAGGTCGGCGACGCGGCGGACCGGACCGGCGACGACTTCAAGGACATGGCCGGTGATGCCAGCGCGCTCGACAAGGCGATCGCCGCCACCGAGGCGAACGTTGCGAAGCTGCGGCTGGAGCTCGCGAAGGACCCTGGCGACAAGGGCCTGCGCAAGCAGGTCCGGGCCGAGGAGCGCGAGCTCAACTACCTGAGCCGGTTGCTGAAGAACATCGGCGGCGGCGACGGCAAGAAGGCCGGGGCGGAGATCGGCTCCGGCATCATGTCCGGGATCGGCGACGCGCTCGGCGCGCTGCCTGCTCAGATCAAGGGCGCGGGCATGATCGGCCTGGCCGGTCTCGCCGCAGCAGCGTTGCCGTTCATCGGCGCCTCGATGAGCGCGGCCGTCCTCGGCGGTGTCGGCGCCGGCGGCATCGTCGGCGGTATCGCCGCCGCGTCGCAGGACTCGCAGGTCAAGCAGGCGAGCGAGCAGC